ACTTATACAAAATTAAATTTTTCCTTATTAAATACGGTTGATTACACAATAGTACCTGATGATGTTATTCAGTTAAGAAAAATTAAATTAGAATTTTTAGATTCAGTTGGTCACGTAATTAACGGTTACGACATGAATGTTGAATTTGAAAAAATGAGTTTAAAGTGTGATTATTCTGACGATGGTTTATTAACCCACAATTTTGTCTTCTACGTTAAAAATTTAAACCAACTTCATACCAATGTTGGTGAGGAATCTGAAAAAGAAATTGTAGAAAATTACAAGAACAATAAGAAAAAAGAAGAAGTGAGGATTTAGTCCTCATTTTTTTTATTATTGGATACTTAAAAATTTTTTAATTATATTTTTTAAAACCGATTCTTCCTGTCTGAGTAGATACGGCGGTATTTCTAAAGAACCAAAATCTTGCTTATATCTCATATCCCAATATATTCTATCAACCAAATCTTTTTTATTACCCCTAACAGGATATGGTTTTTTGTCAATTATTATATATTTATCACCCATAAATTTTGACATGTTTTTTGGGTAATCGGTTAAAAGTTCATCAATAAACCCAATAGGGTAATATTTAGTTAAATTTTCTAAGAGGTCATCATGTAATAAATCATTGATTTCAGATTCTTTTAATATTTTACGGATAATATTTCTCACAATTATAAATATCTGTAAAAATTAAATAAAATTTTTAACAGTTTTTTCACTGTTATTAGATATTTATAATTATATGGGAAGAAAAAAGAAATATTTAACAGAGGAAGAAAAAATAGAGGCTAACAAACGTTGGTGCATGGAATATTATGAACGTAATAAGGAATTAGTACGTGAAAAAAATAAAAAAAGATACCATGAAAGAAAAAAAGGAAAATGAATTCTATTATGTGTATAAACTAACTAACCCGATAACTGGTGAGTTTTATTTTGGTAGTAGGAAATCAAAAAAACAGCCACATGAGGATTATAAATATTTAGGTAGTATGAAGACTTGGATTATAGATAAGTCCGTTTTAGTTAAAACAATAATTAAATCAGATTTTAAGTCACATGAAGAGTGTGTGATTTATGAAAGTGAAATTATACGTCTAAATATAAATGATATTTTAAATAGGAATTATAATATACCAAATGTTGGGTTTTATACTAAAGGTAAAAATTGTGGTGGTGATAAAAATTCATTTTACGGTAAAAAACATAGTGAAGAACATAAAAAACTTATATCTAATTTAACTAAAGGTGAGAAAAACCCATCCTATGGTAAAAAATGGGTTAATAACGGTAAAGAAACCATTTTAATAGAAAAAGAACGGTTAGGTTATTATTTAAACAATGGTTGGGTGTTTGGTAATTTAAATTCTGTCACATTTAACACTTCCAATAGAAAGTGGGTTAATAATGGTGAAAAAATGTTATATATAAAAGAAGAGGAATTAAGTTATTATTTAAATAATGGTTGGGTTTCAGGCCGTATTATTACAAATAAAATGTTAGAGGGCAACAAAAAAATAAGTCAAACTTTTAAACTTAGAAAAACAAAAAAGGGTGAATAGTTCACCCTTTTTTTACACTGTTACCAACGTATTTTCAACCAAAGTTTTTGACTCGATATCATCCCAAGTAGATATTAATTGTTTAGCGTATTCAGTCTCACGGCCAGTCCAGCCTCCTAAAACACTTCCTCTGTAAATATTTTCAGGTACAACTGAGTTATTGTAACCAGATACTTGGACTATGAAGACGTTAACTTTTGGGTTAACCTTACTACGGTATTCATCAACCATCTTTAAAACATCAACATAACTGCCACCCTTTTGGTGTATGTCCGCTTTGTTAATACCTTGTCCGTAAAGACCACCATGCCCTGCTTGCATATCACTATATATAAAGATAGTATCATAGTGAACTTTTTTATCAATTGCTTCACGTAGAAACAACCAAATACCGTGTTCACAAGATTGACCTTGTGCTTTACCTCTTTTACAAGTTTCTTCCAACTGAGTAATAATACCGTCTCTTTTAGAAACAGGTTTTAAACTTAATCTTTCACCAAAAACACCAACATATCCTTCATCAGAACATAATGCTGTGATGATAGAAGATAAGTTCGCAATTTCCGCGATGTGTGTACTTCCGTATTCAGAAGTCATTTGACCCCAAGAAGAACCTGAGTTATCAGACAAACAAGCCACCTTACCCTTTAATTTAGGAAAGTTTGCTAAGGAGATATCCAAACACTCTTGTAAAGTGTCAAGAATTATACCCTTGTGATTAATATTAATATTAACAATTTGCTTATATGCCGTGTAATAACGAAATGGGAATTGTTTACCATAAATAACACCACCTTTAAGGTCAGCCATCACTTTTTTAGCCAACTCTGTATCGTTCACCTCAGTAAAAATACCACGAAGGTTTCTTAAAAGAGCCATGTGTGGAACCTTAATTGTGTTAAGAATCTCCTTCCAAGTTTTACCTTGGGATTTTAAAGACTCCCATGTTTGTTCCGTTTCAGAAACAGCCACGTCACCATTCTTCATCAACTCATCAATAACTTCAGAGTGTGCGTGAGAAATACGAACCAAGTCAATTAAAGACTTTGATTTGTACTTATGGATTTGGTATCTTCCGAAAGTAGCCAACTTGTCTGCCCAAGTACGTTTTACGATAGAAGGAAGATTATTCTTAGAACCCTTCAAGAACATGAAGTAATCAAATTGATTGGTAATATCATCGGGACGACCAACGATTTCCATACCGATTTTCTTCATGAAACCTGGGTTTGCCTCATTGAATTCAACACGTTTTGGGTGTTGTGATGCTCTGATGAAAATAACCGCTGGGTTAAGTCTCATAAACATTTCATGACGAAGTTTAACCGCCAATTCAAGGGTTGCTTTGAAGTCGTAGTCCAAAGCTGTATCAATAGCCTTAGTAAATACATCGGTAGTAGTCTCACTTGGATCGGTGTACATACCTAAAATGTCGTGTCTCTTCAACGTTGACAAGTTTGATGGTTTATCATGAGAACCTCTGTAATAAGAAGGTTCACCAAAGATAGACGATGCTGCCACGATACGTAATGTATCCATTGGGTTCAATGTGTAAGATGTTCCACCATCGAAATTTTCTACTGCTTTTGATTTGAACTTTGTCATAACTTAAAATTTAATTATTAATACGTTTTTATTTAATTCTTCTGCCTTTTTAATTGAGTCTAGGGTACCTTTACTCTTGCCATCCCAAAAGGCTACTATTAATTCCGATTCATTTATAATATCTGTGTTTCTTAAAAACCCTGCTTTTCTACCGTGTGTTTTCCAATCAGGATAAAAAATCTTTGTCGGTATTTCATTTAACTTAGCGTACTGTTCACCTAGTGAGTCCGCCCCCATTGCTCCACCTGAAACCAAAAGTGTTATATTCAAAGTTGATAAGGTTTCCTTTACCAATTTATAATCACTGAATGTTCTACTACCTATTACTGCTACTTTCATGTTAATAAAATAAAAAAGTCCCTACAATTTTACTCGTAGGGACTGTCAGGTCTCACTACCGCAGTCTATGGACCGTGGCGTGGACAATATTAGTTCCTATTGAGTATATTAGATAAAAGTGTTTTGTCGTTTTTCATAAATTGATGTAACTTTTATCACCGCTTCAACAGAAGATTTTTAGATTCCTTAGAATTACCTGAGAATGTCTCAGAATAATGTTTCTTGTGTTCCCACCTAGGGGAAAACCAGGAGTAACCCTGAATAGGTTTGAGAGACGCTAATAAACTCGGGGATTTTAAAGATCCTACCTAAACTTTTTAGGTTTTAGAGTCGCTAATAAACTCCACAAAGTTACTTCAGATGATACTTTTGGTATCATTGGACTATACCTGTGAGAAAAAGTCCGGTTTCTGAATCATAGTTGTATATTTTGATGTAATCATCCCAACCGCTTCAGGTAAACTAAGAAAATCAATATTTTTAAGAACGTTTTGTTTGTTAATACTAATCATAAAAAGCGTTTCTGTCAATACGCTAGTTAAGTTTTTTTTAATTTAAAAAATAATTCCACTTATTTTTGTAGGTACCTAACTTACCTTTCATCACACGTTTTTCTTCACCATAAGTTTCAGTGATGGCTGCCAATTCGTTTGTTGGTACTACATAGATTTCAGGATCAACACTAACATCTTCAAATTTATTATTATAAATAACAAATACAACAAAATGGTTATCTTTTGCCACAACGTTATTAACAACTAAAGAAGAGTATCCTCTGACAGCCTTAACATCTACAGAAATAGGTTGTCCGTCTTTTTTAATAACACGGATGTCGACACTTTTTTTATTACCCTGACTCATGTAAGCCTCTAATTCCATTCTATAAAATTTAGAAAGTATTAGATATTCACTCGCAATACCTGTATTAAAAGTATCTTTTCTCATAGTGTAAAATTACAAACAATAACTGAATAAAAAAAGGGGTCACCCCCTTTTTTTTTATTTTAATAATGTAACATGTCCGACTATTTCACGTCTAATACCTTTTATATCTATTATGGTTAATTTATAAACATAAATTTGGTCCTGACATAATGTACCTTTAAAAGTACCGTCCCATTCTTTATTTGAAGCATTATGAATAACACTACCCCAGCGGTCAAAAATCATGATATCATAACTTTTTATTCCACTACCTTTTGGTTTAAAAGTTTCATTTATACCATCTCCGTTTGGTGAAAATGAATTAGGTACCCAAATTAACAATTCTTCATCAATTGTTAAAACTTTAACCACTGTGTCTTTACAACCATGTTCACTTACTAACATTAAACTAATAGGATAATTACCAGGTGTTTCATAAACTTGTTCTGGGTTCTTAACCATTGAAGTTGAGTCTTCGTTTAATTGCCAAAACCAACTTTGAATATTCATTTGTTGTTCTACTGGGTAAAAAGTTACTTTGTTATCAGAAACATGGTTTGGCATATTAGGTGACCAATTAAAATCAGCATTTGGTTTTGGGTACACAGTTAATACGTTACCGTATTTAAAAGTTTCTTTACAACCATTTTTACCAATTGTAGTGATTTTTAAATCATAATTACCTGAATTTAAACAAATGTTGATACTATCACCCATAAATGATTTACCATTAAAATCATATGTTACAAGATTAGATAAGTTTTTAACTTTTGAATCATATAAAAAACAAAAAGGTTCACAAACATTATTTTTATCTAAATTCAATGTTGGTTGTGGAGCTGCGTTAACTGAAAGTGTAACTGGAGTATATATGGTGTAAGTAGGACAAGATACGTCATAAACACTAACATTATATATCATAGTACCCATAGCTACACCTGTTTGTATGCCACTATTAGGTGTTGTTAAATAAACACTAGGTTCCCAATTATAAGCGTAATTACCACTTCCGTTGTCCGCTTGTGTGGTTAAAGTAAAACTATCCCCTTTACAAAGAGTTTTATTAGTGGGTACATTTTTCCAAACAATAGGATTAAGTACTTGTAAGTTAGTGGTGCCGTATGTTTTACACCCATTTAAATCAACAGTTAAAGTATAATTACCTACGTTTGATAGATTAACGTTAGGTATAAATAAATTTTGTGTGTTTGAATTATACCCAGGTCCTATCCAAGTATAAGAAGAACCACCTAACGGACCATCAATTGTGTATAGACTGTTATAACATAATTGAGTGTATGGGGTTAATGTAAAATTAATTTTAGGGTTAACCACTAAAGTAGTTGTGTTTGTGTTGTAACAAGTTAAATTTCCGTTTGTAAATGCCACTGTAACTACATAATTACCGTTCCAACTCGGATTTAAATTTTGAAAATAAGTCGTTGGTTGAGTGACATTAAAACCGTTTGGACCTGTCCATGTATATGAAATAGCCCCTTGAGCATTAGCGGTTAAAGTGGCGTTATCGTTTTCACAAACATTTATCAAAGATACAACACTTACTGTATTAACTGGTACTACAGACAAATTAGTCATGTTAGAAGTCACACAAGATACGGTTCCTATACTCCAAACAGCGTTTACGGAATAATTTCCAGAAACAAAAGGTTGTATATTGTTAAATGTTAATGTTTGTTGTTGTAAATTAAAATTATTTGGTCCAAACCAATTGTATGTTGGGTTAGCTGATGCCGATGCTGTTACAATTATACCGTTAGAGTTTTGACAAACATTTTGTGGTAAAGAAACAGATACAGGATTCATTGGTACTATTGAAACGTTTGAAACCGCGGTTGAACTACAAACTAATGTTGTTTGACTACTTGAAAAATAAGCGGTCACAGAGTAATCACCTGAAATTGTGGGTGTAACGTTAACTAAACTTGGGTTTGGTAAGTTACTTGTATAGGCGTTAGGCCCGTTCCACGTATATGACGTAGCTCCGTTTACAAAAGCGTTTAAATTAATATTTGTACCCTGACATTGGGTGTAAGAAGGTGTTACAACAACTTGTGCTACTGGTACTACGGCCGCACTTGAAGAAGAAAAAGCTTTGCATTGACCCCCATTTGTAAAAGTACTTGTTACAGTAAAATTATATAAACCAGTATTAACAGGTTGTGCAGGGTTAAAACTTATAGATTGTGTGTTAGCCACAAAGTTATTAGGTCCTGTCCATGAATAAGTCATAGAACCCCCACCTGTCACTGTGTTATTAAAATTTAAAACACTTCCTTGACAAACAGGTCCGTTGTTAGTTATTGATGTTGACGGATTTGGGTTAACCCAAACTTGAATCGTATTTGTTCCATTACACCCACAACCGTTTGGTGGTGTAACATTTAAAGTATAAACACCACTTTGTAAAACATTTGTGGCAGTAAAAGTAGGACTTAATACAGAACTTGTGTAATTCATAGGTCCTGTCCATGTGTAAGTATAAGTGTTAGGTGTACAAGTACCCGAACCAGGTCCCAACAAAATAGACGCGTTTAATGAAACAACACCACCGATACAAACAGGTGAGTTACTTGTTAAATTAATAGTCATAGTACTTGGACTGCTATTAACGTAAACATAGTATTCTTCGGTCTCACCATAACTATAAGAAGTACAAGGTTGAATGATGTTACCTGAACTAGAGTAAACACATCTAACTCTCATCCTATAAGTTCCTGCCGGTACTGTTGGTACTGTCCAAGCTGGCATAGGTGCGAACACACCAGCAGGAGGAGTAACACCTGTCTGAGTAACTCTTTCACCACCAGGAACTGCTCCTGTAAAAGCCGCTTGATTATAAACCCCGTCATTATTCCAATCAACGAACACCGCACATCCTTGAGCGAATGTAATACCTGATTGAAAATTACTTGTTATCACTTGTCCTGGTGAACATATCATGTAATATTGACAACCCCAAAGACGGTAGTTTCTCATGTTACCACTTAGAACTTGAGCATTACAACCTGAATTATTATTAACAATGTTAAATGTCGCACCCGCAGTGTTGTAACTGTTGATGAAATCATTCACACTGTTACCAGGTGAATTTGAAGGTCCGAATTGATTACATGGTTGGTTAAAGTAAATCGGCATACAATAAGGTGCTGGACCAACACCTACTTGTGATTTTGAAATTCGTGGGATAAATACAACTATTGCAGTTAAAATCCCTAATATAATTTTTTTAATCATTTTTGAAAATTAATTTTGAGGTTGGTGCTAATACGATTACGTCTTTAAAACCATCTAAAGTTATAATTGATTCCGTGTTGTTATTTCTATAAGATTCAAACCTAGAAATATCAATTATAGTTTCATCCAAAGATTCTCCTTCTTTGTAATAATTTCTTTTTACATAAAAAGATTGTGAATAATACCACAGTTCTTTGCAGTATTCAATTTTATTATTTGTTTTAAAAGACTCAAAATCAAAACCTGTACCGTGTTTGGCTCTAACATAAGGTTCAAATTTTTGGGATTTTTTGTCGTTTTTAACAAAGAGTAGAGCGTTTGATTGTTCAACGGTGTATGGTGATTGTGCCTTGACAATCAAACAAGCCGTAAAGATTAAAATTGTTAGTAATAGTTTTTTCATATTATATAAAGTTTATATATAATATATATTAAAGAATTTTAACTATTTCTACACAAATGAGTGAGTAGTGCAATATAATTAGGGAAGACGGTAAAATAAAAATCTCACTTAAAGTGAGATTTTTATTACTAAACTCCTTCGTAGAATTTTGCTTTAATTTCTTCTAACTCCTCTTCAGTAAAATCATCATCATACTCAACGTCCTCAACCCAAACGCTGCTTTCATCATTACGGACAACAATTGAAAACTCTCTCCCATCTTCGGTCGTTCCGTAGTATCTTTTTAAACAAAACATTAATTGTTCACTTTCAAAATCAATAGTCATAGTTTTTATATTAAATTAGTGATCCCGACAGGATTCGAACCTGTGACCGACAGTTTAGAAAACTGTTGCTCTATCCGACTGAGCTACAGGACCAAAATATGTAACAGAGGTGGGTTAAAATTTTTAAGCCCTTACCTTTGTAGTCAGGACAGGATTCGATCCTGTATCTTTAGGGCAACACCCTTTGTGTTTACCGTTTCACCACTCTGACTATATTCGCCCCAAATGAGATTACTTTGAGGACTAGATTTTAACGGGTTACTCTGGCTGTTTCGAGAACCATATCTTCCTAGCTTGGGGGCTAGGCTCTTTTTCATTAGTGTCTTACCACATAAAAACCTGTCAACCTTTACGTCAGTGGTGCTGGTCTTGCTACCATTTACCTGCTACGAATTCCCATTAAGGTTGGGACCTTTTTACTACCATCACTTTTTTAAAGAATGTGACCAATCTTCCTGAGTATCTCTTACTCGTTGTACTCCCGCACGGACTCGAACCGAAATTTATGCCGTGAAAGGGCATTGTCCTAACCTTTAGACGACGGGAGCATTTATCTCAAAGAACAATACAAATATATTAACAATATTTTATAAAAACAAAAAATCCGACCATTTTTTTAGTCGGATTTTGAGGTTGTATGTATATGGGACATAACTACATGTGACACTCAGTCCGATTTTTTAAATCGATTTTCTCTCTTATTTTAAAAAACCTGAATGTCATAGTTACGAGAATATTTTTAGTTTGTAATTATTAAATATATACAACTATATAAAAAGTTTATTTAGAAATCAATTTTTTTAATCGTTACCCATTAAACTTTTATCTGTAACCAAGGAACCAATTCTATATAATTTCCGTTTAAATCTATCAGCCTTTTTGTGAAATCTTCTTTCAAAAAATTTAAAAAACTCATATGGGTCATCCATAGCTTTTTGTGGGACAAAATCCATAAGTTTACCCTTATAAACACCTGATTTAACCATTTCTCTATTCAATAATTGTAGAACATAGTCCCAACCTTGTATTAAATGTTTCATACCGGCTTTAGGTGTTTTTCTAATGTCGATTGAAGGTAATCCTTGGCCTTTTCTTTCCATTTGTTTACCAATATCATCCATCATTTCAAAAAAATCTAATCCTTTAATTTTAAAACTTTTAATAAACTCATCAACATTAAAATTTTCCAACATTTTAACTTCTTTCCACACACTAGATTTTTTAAGAGCATCCATAAACTCTTCAGTTGTTTTTATATCTTGGTCTTTGATGCTATAATAAAATTGCGTTATTCTAGCATTAATCTCAAATCCAAGGTGTAAATAAATTAAATGTAAAAAATTACCCCATTGTGGGTATTTACGGTCATCCATTAATCTAACAGCGGCATTCAACATTGCCTCACGTCCTTGAAAAGGATCACCAGACGTTTTCATTCTGTTATAGTTTTCATAAGCATGAGTTAATTCATGACTTATTGTTGGTCTTATTTGTTTTTTAAATGCCTCAAGATTTAAACTATCTAATTGGTCTTGTGTTAAATAAACTGTAAAACCAAAACTTTGGTTGACAAAAATTTCATTAGGACCTAGTTTGGATATGGCTTTTTTTGAACTATCAAAAGCGTGATGAGCCTCAACAAAATCAGGTGCATCTGTTCTACTCTTTATTTCAGACTCTAAAACTTCTTTAGGAAAAAACATCAAAGTCAACTTTATATTCGGGTTATACAAAGGGAATTGCTTAAATCTAGGGTCTTTTATTAAACCTTTTAAATCAGAGTAACCGCCTAGTTTAATAACCCAGTTGGTGAATTCTTTTCCGACCATTTTGGTTACACCTCTATACAGTTTACCTTCAACTTCTTCACCTTCTTCATTTGGGTAGGTCATATCTTTTTCTTCTATTTCATCTTGTGAAATAATACCTTTAGCCATACCAGAAATAATTAAAGAAAAGTAATCGACCCAAAAATCTACCGATTTTGGTACCCCCATTATTTCATTTAATAATTGTTGTTTTTTCATCAATTATAAATATCACGAAAAGTTGGTTGTTTCTTTCAGTTTAAGTAATAATTCTTTTTCGCCCTCGGTAATAGTCTTAGGTATTTTTGGTACTATTTTAATATATAAATCCCCTATAACACCAGTATCTTCATCTTTTATACCCTGACCCCTTAATCTAAAAATTTTATTCGATTCACAATGATTAGGTACGGTTATTTTAAATTTACCACCTAAAGTATCTATTTCGATTTCTTTACCCAAAACCATATCAACAAAAGAAAGTTCCTCAATTTGATTGATGTTTAAACCATCTAATTGGTATTTTGGGTGTGGTGTAACTCTTATACCTAAATAAATGTCACCCCTATCAGCCCCTGTTACATCATTACCGGCATTTGTAACCACTAATTTAGCACCATCAGTCATACCTCTAGGTATTGTTATATCTAAATTGTCAACTTCTTTTTTAATACCAACACCACTACAAGTATTACAATTTTCAGTTCTCATACTACCAGTACCACCACAAGTATTACACATCATAAATGTTTGCATCCCATGCATATTTTGTACATGAGCACCCCTACCACCACAACTAGTACATGTTGAAAATTTAAGAGCTCCCTTACCATTACAACTACCACATGACCTATCTACAAAAAAATTAATTTTTTTAGTACACCCATGAAATACCTCTTCAACAGATATGTTAATTTCTAAATTTAATGGTCTAGCTTTCATCCTAAAACCACCATTCCTACCAAAAGGGTTACCAAAAGGATTTCTACCAAATGGGTTTTGAAACTGTGGTTCTCTTGGTTCTTGTTTTTTACCTGTTAAAATTTCATAAGCTTCCGTAACTTTCTTAAATTCTTCTTCATTACCACCTTTATCAGGATGGGTCTCTATAGCCTTTTTACGGTAAGCCTTTTTAACCTCTTCTTCAGTTGCTCCAGGTTTTAAACCTAATATGTCGTGGTATTTACTCATAGTGTTGTTTGTAATTCCGTTAATCTGATTAACATAATCCATTATTTTTTTATAGTGGTCCAATTTAATTTGTGTGGAACATATTTATATATAGTATGTATCAGATAGTTTTAACAGAAAATCGTAAAAAAATTAAGGTTCTCCACACTTATAGTAGAGAATCTGATGTTAATTATAGGTTTGAAAAATTAAAATCTCAAGTTATTTTTTTCCCCAAAACTAAGATATATCGAGATAAAAAATTAGTAGATGTTAACTATGAAATTCTTCTTTTAAAAAAAAGAACTGAAAACGATGATAATAGAATCATTAAGAATGAATTAGGTAAGTTTGTCGAGGAGGTTGTCGACGATAATGAATGGGTTATTGTTGATACAGCTCCTTATTTAATTGAAGAGACTTTTAATATTTCAGGTGCTAATCGTAAATTGACTGCAAAAGAAATTGTAGACTATGTTGTTTTACCTAATAAACAAAAGAAAGCACCTAAACAAGTTTTAATGTTAAATAATAAAATTGTTGTTGAAGGATTGGAACTATATTTGGTAACTTGTAAAGATATTGATGAAACCATTAGACTTTACAACAAAATACGAGTTTATTGTTTTGATAATAAAGTTGTTGATATTATATTTTTTGGTTCAATCCCTAAAGAAAATCGTAAAACTTGGTATAAAAAAATTCATGAAAGAACAGGTATTGGTTATAACAGACTTTATCGTTCTAATTCAAGGTAAACCTTCTAATATCTTTTTGAATTAATTTAATGTCATCTCTGACAAGGTAAATTTTATCACCACTTTCAATTATACCGTCAAAGTGGTTAAAAATAAGTTCTAAACGCCAGGTTTTTAAGTATATTTCTTGTGTATCATCTTCAATCACTATATTTTTCAACCACATTTTATCGTAAAGTCTATTAAAAAATACAACCCAATTTAAATTTAGAGAATGGTGGTAAACCCAAGGTGTTTTAGATTCTTTTAAAATATTATCAATCTCATAGGTACTTTTTACAATTATTACTTCTTTACCTTCATATAAATCCGAAGTTTGTTTAATTAAGTCATCATCACTTAAATGTGATTTCCTTTCATAATCAGAAAAAATTTTTTCAGTTGAATTGATTATTTCGGTCAAAAAATTATCAGTTAATTTCATAAATTAATTGTAAATAAAATTAATTTAGTATTAAATGATATTCTTTAAAAATGATTTACGATGGTGTTCAGTGATACCAATTTCTTTAATCATATTAATGTGGTTAGAAGAACCATATAAGTTTTAATATTTATGTTTTTTATATCCATATAGGGATATTTATAATTATGGAAAATATCTACTACGTTTACATTTATAGAGACCCAAAAAATAACATCCCTTTTTACGTTGGGAAGGGTAAAAATAATAGAATTTTTGATTTATTAAAAGAATCTAAATCTAATAATATAGAATTTAATTACTTAAAACATAAAAAAGTACGTGAAATATTATCTAAAGATTTAGAACCACTTATAGAATATCATTCTAGAAATTTATCTGAAATTCAGGCTTATAAATTAGAAGAAAAATTAATTAAAAAATATGGTAGAATTTGTACTAATAATGGTTGTTTAACTAATTTAACTTCTGGTGGTGAAGGTATTAAAAATATTACAGAAGATGCTCGTAAAAAAATGTCACACAATAAAGGTAAAAAATTTTCTGATGAAACTAAGAAAAAAATGAGTGAAAACAATATTATGAATATTAAAAAAGTGTTTGAAATATGGGTTGAAAAATACGGTTTAGATGAAGCGATAAAAAAAGAAAATGAAAGAAGAAAAAAAATAGGGACATATGTAAGTAATAGATATAAAAATAAAAAATTACTCACTGGTAAAGTATATAAGTACGATTTGAATTTAAACTGCATTGTTATATATGAAAATAAATATGAAGCTTATTCTACAGAAAAAATGGATAAACGTACACTAAATAAGTATTTAACAACTAAGACAGTTTATAAAGGACATTATTTTTCACAACAACCTTTAATATAGTTTAATACTTTTTAAAAAACTTTTTCTATGGTATTGGGTTTCACCGTAAGTTCTAATCATGTCAATGTGGTATTTTGTACCGTAGCCTTTATTACTTCCCCAACCATATTCTGGGAATTCATTATGTAACTCAATCATATATTCATCTCTAGATACTTTAGCTAAAATAGATGCCGCAGCTATTGAATAATAAGTGTCGTCTCCTTTGATTACACAAGTGTGTGGGATATCTTTATATTTGTTAAAATAATTACCGTCTACTAGTATGTGGTTAAAACCCTCCATATAATCCAAACAATTATGCATAGATAACATGGTTGCTTGTAAAATGTTAATTTTATCAATTGCCTCAGGTAGAATTACGGAAATCGAATAGTTTAAGGCATTCTCAATTATAATTTTATAAGCCTCTTTTCTTTTCTTTTCAGAAAGTTTCTTAGAGTCTCTTACGATTGGGTAGTCGAAGTCTTTAGGTAGTATTACAGCTGCAGAAACAACTGGCCCCGCAAGACAACCGCGACCAGCTTCATCAATACCCACTTCGATATTGTTTGCGTCAAGATAAGGTCTTAAACTCATTTGGTAGTAAATTTAAATACTATTTCATATAGAATAACTTCAAACTCATCAACTAAGTCAGTCATTGGCATATTTTTTTCACGTAAAATTTCTATTTGTAAAGATTCGTGATTTTTTTTATCCAAATTAAAAGTTATGGATTTAGGTATTGGGAATCCTTTTTTAACTTCTTCCATCTCTTTTAAAGAAAAAGCGAAATCAACATATTCTTTAAAAGAAACAATTTTATAAACAGATGTACTCATTAAAACAATTTTTTTATTTTACCCCAAAAGGTTAATTTTTTTTCTATATGTATTTTATTAGGTTCTATTAATATTTCTTCACCTAACCCATTAGTTATTTCACGTATAAAATTTTCTTTTTTAATTTCAGTTGCGACCATATCTTGTAGCATCTTACGTTCTTCATCTTTAAATAAATTCCTATCCATTTAATAATTTTTTAAGTTCTAATTTTAAATTTTCTCTTAAACTTAATAAAGGTTTAATCATTTCTAAAGATTTTCTAAAACCTGGGTGTAATGGTGAAGGTAAAGTTTCTTCAGTAAACCAACCATAATCATCATTTTCATCTTTTTGTAATTTAGGTACTTCAAATTCAGTATCAACAAAACCAACCATAACATAATGGGTGTGACCCATAACATTTGATGTACCAACAATTTTAATATCTTTAACCTTATTAGGGTTTAATCCAATTTCTTCTTTTATCTCTCTTTTAACAGTTTCTATTGGGTCTTCATTATCTTCCATACCACCCGCTAATGCAGACCACGTGATTGGGTAATTTACCCTATGTAACATAAAAAATTTATTACTATCTCTTGCTACAATTATTATACCTACTGATTGATACTTTTTTGACATAAATAACTTGTTTACTATTATTATAAATATCCAATAAAAAACCCCACTCTTTGGTGGGGTTTAAAATTTTTTAGGTTTTTTATTTACTATATTCTTTTAAACAGTGACCTGTCCAAGCTAATAAACCTAAAATTACCGGAATAATTATACCCGCACCACCCATGTAAGACAAGTGGATAACCGCTGCCGCTGACATGATACAAGAAATTAAAACAGCTCCGTAAATAGAAGTTTTAGGGTAAAGTAATAAAACCACACCAATAACTTCCATAACACCAACAAGAGCTAAGTAAGGAAGAAGATTTACAGCTGTAAAGTTGTTAACCATTTCTTCTGTTCCGATAATTTTTTGGGTTCCACTCATTAACAACATAAATGATGTTAAGATTATAAAAACCCAACCTAAATTTTTAAGTGTTAGATATTTTTTCATAGAGTTAATTATAGGTATAATTATTAATCTTGTAAAGACTCTTCGTCAATTCCGGGAGCCAATGTGTTATTATATATACTAAAATGTCTTTCTATAGCTTCTTGTATAGAATGTATAAGCCAAACAGCCCCTGAAGTTAAACAACCATCTAAGAAAACTGATATTAAACCTTTAGGTATATTGAACAAACCAAAGAAATTAATACCGTTTGTCACAATTTCGTAATGTTCTACAGGTGACCATATTAAGGCAGAACCTAAAAAACCAACCCAAGTAGGAAAACAAATCATACAAGAGAATAATGTACCCCAAAAATTAGGACTAATGTTAGACCAAAAATTACGCCATTTGGCAAAAATAGAGCTAAAAACAACTATGTTTGAAACTCCGTAAGCGATTAAAAGAAAAATTAATAATTTCATAGATTATAAGTTTTAAAATATTTATATTTGTATGATAAAAATAAGATTTTAATGGAAAAAAGAAAGCTTTCAGTGTTCGATTTTGACGGGACTTATTTTTGATTTCGATAATAAACGGGATATTTATAATAAACTCGTTTATGGAAAAGAAATACGGATATATCTATAAAATAACATCACCAACAGATAAAGTTTATATCGGTAAGACCACTAATTTAAAATTAAGGGTAAATTATTACAGAAGATTAAAATGTAAAAAACAACCTTTATTATTTAACTCACTATCAAAATACGGTTTTGATAACCATAAATTTGAGGTTATTTATGAAGGTGAAATATTATCAGAGGAATTAAATAAGTTAGAAATATTTTATATTGGGTTTTTTAATACTTTTCATCGTAACAATAGTGAAGGCATGAACTTAACTTTAGGTGGTGATGGTGGGTTAGGTACAAAAATAAGTGATGAACATCGTAAAAAAATAATAGCCTATAATAAAACAAGAACCTATAAAAAACATACTGAAGAGACAAAAAAATTAATTTCTGAAAGTAGAAAAAAAACAGGTAAAACCGAAGCTATTAAATCGGCCATAGAAAAATCGAAGGGTAGAAAAATAAAAAAATCCCAAGAATGGATTAAAAATAACGCTGAAAGTATTAAAAAACCTATCTTACAGTTTGATTTATATAATAATTTCATAAGAGAGTGGAAAAGTGCTAAAGATGTTGAGACAGATATAGGTTTGTGTAGAAAAAATATTAATTGTAATTTAAAAGGTAAAACAAAACATGCATATGGATACATTTGGAAGTATAAGAAAAACTAAATTATGTGTTTTCGACTTTGACGGAACTTTAATTTCGACGCCTATTGCATCACCAGCAAACAAATTAAAATGGGCTGAATATTATGGTAAACCATGGCCTTACTTAGGATGGTGGGGTCGTGATGAA